AGGAGTAATTCAATTAAGAATAATACCAGCAGTTGGAGCAGAAAAATTTGCGGAGTATTTTTACCATAAAATTAATGACTGGGTAAAAGAAGATACTTATAATAGATGTAGAGTAGTATCCGTAGAAGTTAGAGAACACGAAAAAAATAGTGCAATTTATGAAGTGCAAGAGGCTTAGATCTTACGAAAAACCATTACAAGTACTTGAACTGTATACAGCGGTTCAATCTGAGGGTTCTAGACAGGGTTATCCCACAATAGTAGTTAGAACTACAGGATGTACCCACAGATGTTATTTTGGAGAAGGAGGATGGTGTGATAGTTGGTATACATCAATCCATCCAGAAAAGGGTACATTTTGTTTTAATGATATTATTAAAATGTATGATGATAACCCTCATATTAAGGAAATGATGTTAACAGGTGGTTCACCAACTATGCATCCTGCTTTAGTAAATGAATTAACTCATTTTGCTCATGAACGAGGTATTTTTATCACCATTGAAACTGAAGGATCACATTTCTTGGAAACTGATTATCCTATTGATTTATTGTCTATTTCACCTAAGTTTAGTAATTCCATTCCTCAATTAGGAGCTATAACTCCTCTGGGAGAAGAAGTTACTGAAGTTATGATTAAAAAACATAATAGTAAAAGATTAAATAAAGAAGCTATTAAAGCTTCTATTGAATATCATAAGGATTACCATATTAAACCCGTATTGGATAAAGAATTATCCATAGCACCTGAAGTGGAAAAGTTTTTAAATGAATTAGAAATACCAAGGGATAAAGTATGGGCAATGCCCGCTGGAGATGATAGAGTATCCCTAATGGAATCATATCCAGTGGTAATGAATTTTGTGAGAGATAAAGGATGGAGATTTACTGGTAGAAGTCATATTATGGCTTTTGATACGGAAAGATGTGTTTAAAATAAAATAAAATATGGAAGGTAAAACTAAATTTGTAAAAAAGTATGAATGGGTAGGTGATGTTAAATCATATAAAGAACCCAAGGAAAATGAACATTCTATTAAGTATAATGAACCCAATAGGGAATATGATTCAAAATATAAACCTACTAAAGAGGATATTGAAACATTCCCAGATCTCCAAAATGGCCCATCTTCATTAATTCAGGGTTCCCCTGTGGAAATTCAACAAGTTGGAATCCATAATTTCAGATTACCTCTGAGATATAGAAAAAAAGATGGTGGTGAGATTGAACTTGAAACTAAGGTAACAGGTACGGTATCTCTTGAAGCACATAAGAAGGGAATTAATATGTCTCGTATTATGAGATCATTTTATGAGTTTAAAAATGATGTGTTTAGCATTGATAAGCTAGAAACCGTACTTTCAAGTTATAAGGATAAATTAAAATCGTTTGATGCTAAAGTAGCACTTAAATTCTCATATCCTATCATACAACCTTCCCTTCGTTCAGGATTAGAGGGTTATCAATACTATGATGTAACCTTGGAGGGTAATTTAGATAAAAGTGGTGTACTAAAAAAGATTATTCATTTTGATTTTGTCTATTCTTCAGCTTGTCCTTGTTCCTATGAATTGGCTGAGTTTGCCAGAAAATATAGAAATAAAGCTACTGTATCACATTCTCAGAGATCAGTAACTAGGATATCTATTGAATTTGATGAATTGGTATGGATTGAGGATTTAAAAGAAATGTGTGATAAAGCACTTCATACTGAAACTCAAGTAATAGTTAAAAGAGAAGATGAAATGGCATTTGCTGAGTTAAATGGTTCTTATCTTAAATTTGTGGAGGATGCCGCTAGGTTATTATATGAGCAGTTAGTGGAAGATAAAAGGGTTAAGGATTTCCGTGTTATATGTTCACATCAAGAGTCTTTACATTCTCATGATGCCATATCCGTTATTCTTGCTCCTGATAGTAAATTTTGTGCGGATGTACCTCATGAATTATGGTCTAGTTTAATTCATATTTCATAAACTTATTTGTAAAAATACTTGTATACCCCAAAAAGTTTTATTATATTTACATCATAAATAAAGTGTTATGTCATATTTCAAAAAGTTAATTAAACAAGAAATTAGAGAATCATTAATTCAACTACCATTCCAGGATGACCCTACAGTTTGGACAGAGGATTTGGCTAATAATATAGTATCTAAGTTTGAAAAACAATATGTTCCATTTGTTACGGAAGTAGAGGAATTTAATACTATAATGGGTAAGGAGTGGCAAAACAGAACCACTCCTACTATTGATAAAAAGGATGCTGAATTTGTTATCAACTTTATCCAAGAGGAATTAGATGAACTCCGAGAAGCAGTTGAGCAGGAAAATATTCAGGAAATATTGGATGCTATCTTAGATATCACTTATGTGGGATTAGGTAATGGTGCTCTAGTATTTGGATTAAAAGATAAAATTTGGGAAGCATATCAAGAAGTACAAGCTTCTAATTTATCTAAAATCTGTACTACATTGGAGGAGGCTAAGGAAACCGTTAAAGTACGTTCTGAGGAACAGGGTGAACCTTGCCATTATGAGGAAGTAGGAAGTAATTACGTAGTATATAGAACTAGTGATAAAAAAGTAATGAAATCAATTAATTATTTCCGTCCTGACTTATCAAAATTCTTTAATGTATAAAAAAGCATACGCTAAATTTATAGGTAAGAATAAGTATAAAGTTCATTTATGGACCGATTATGGTCATGAAGAAATAGAATGGACTAATAGAGCATATATTGAATGTGATAAGGGTTCTGCTACTCATAGAGGCTTAGATGGCGAATATTTAAAATCTACATCTAAATGGGATAGAGATACCCCGGGTTTGCATTTCCATGATATGACTGCATATCAAAAATTTCTTATAGAGAAGTATGGTATAAATGATGAACCCTCTAAAACCCATAGAGAAGTATTTTTTGATATTGAAACTGAAATGGGTGATGCTCTTACTGAGGATTATATAAAACGTGCTCCCAAAAAAGTAACTTCCGTTGCTTGGTATGATAAGCAAGTAGATGAATGGGGTATATTAATTTTAGATACTAAGTCTCAAATCCAACGTACTAAAAATAATAACCAAGAAATTATCCCAGTTAAAACAGAAAGGGAGTTACTAAGTAAGTTTATTGAGAAATTTAGGGAAATAGACCCTGATATTATTGTGGGTTGGAATAGCGATTATTTTGATGTTCCTTATCTCTATTATAGAATATGTAATGTATTAGGAGAGGACATAGCTAGGTATTTATCTCCTATTGGCATAGTAAGGGAAACTACCTGGTTAAAGGATCAGTATATTCAAATAGCGGGGGTAGAATCTCTTGACTATATGCGTTTACATAAAAAATATAGTTGGGCAGATGAACCTTCTTATCGTTTAGATGCTATTGGTGAAAAATATGTAGGAGTTAATAAAATTGAATATGAGGGCAATCTAGATGATTTATTTGAAACTGACATTAATAAATTTATTGAGTATAACTTTCGTGATGTAGAAATACTTAAACTACTAGATGAAAAATTAGAATACTTAGCACTAACTAAAAACCTATCACATAAAGGAAAACATAACTACAGTGAGGTTTATGCTAACACTAAAACCCAAGATGGAGCCATTTCAGCATATCTACTAGAGCAGGGTATTATCCCACCTTCCAAGGATAAAAATAATATAGAGAAAAAAGGGTACGCTGGTGGGTTTTTATTTTGCCCTAAGGCTGGCATTTACAACTATATGTTTGATGAAGATTTAACTTCACTATATCCTTCTATTATTATGACTATTAATATAGGTAAAGAAACTTTAGTAGGTAGGATAGTTGATGCTGACGATCGAAATAATCGTTTAGGGCTAAATGACTTAATGAATAAGGACCCAGATGAAGAAATAATAATTGAAAATGCTAAACGTCAACGTACACAGATAAAAGTAAGTGGGTTAATTAACTTAATCAAAGATATGAATATGTCAGTATCTGCTAATGGTGTATTTTTTAGAACTGATAAACAATCTGTTTTATCTACTATACTTAATAAATGGTTTGAGGAAAGGGTTGAGTATAAAACAGAAATGAAAAAAGCATATAAATCGGGTAATAATGAATTAGGTGCATCATTTCATATGAAACAATATACTATGAAAATTC